CTTCGCGAACATCGCGCCGTTCGGTGCCGCTTCGGGTATCTGGTCCGGCCTGTAAGTGACCCACTCACCGTGATCGATAATGTTCATGCGTAGCCCACCGTCCACCATCCAGTCGTCAGCACCTGCCAGTAGCGGTGCCGCTTGTACCAAGCGCCGCTTGGCTGATGCCCTGACATGCCCGTCACTATCGATCCGCCCCAAGGCTCGTATAGCGCCTGCGATGGAGGATAGTTCGCATCACCTGCGTGCACCATTCGCTCGTTCGAGATCGGAAAGCCGCCGAAGTCTCGCGTCGTCCAGAACCTGTAGGCGACGCCACCACCGAAGCTCCATCCGCCGTACCAGAAATTATGATCGCTGCCGAGACCGAAGTTGCACGCGAACGCGCCGGGCCGATGGAATGTGAGACAGGCGTCGTGACCTCCGCCGCTCTGAATCTCAAGGGACCCGCCACCGCCGCCCTGCGTAAGCGAGCCCGGAGAGAGGTTCGGATAAAGCAAGCCAGACATCGAACCGCCAGCAAGAGGAAGATAAGCGCCACCAGCGCCCGCTGCCCTCCCATCGACGTACTGCTTGCTCGCGGCTTCCATCGGAGATGTCGGATCGCGACCAAGCACCGCCGTGCCATTGAGCCAGATGTGCCCGGCATTATCGAACCTTGCATCGTTGCTGATCGGATTGCCTGCGCCATCCATGCTGCCGAACGCGAGATAGTTTCCGCTGTCCAAGAAGTAGCCCTTCGCCACGCCTCGACCGCCCGTCGATCCAATCGAGTGCACGCACACCGATGGCTGCGAGTAGATGCCGCCGCCCATCTGCGGGACGATGCGACCGCCCTCTGCCCTGATGCTCCCGGTGATGTGCGCTTCGCTCGCGACTGTGATGGCATCCGCTGTAACGCCACCGCTGAACGAAGGACTGGCCGTCGGCGCACGCGATGAGTCAATCGGGTGAACGTGATCGCCTCTCGTGTATTCGCTGGCGACGCCGGGCGTACCGGGACCGTTCATCGCTGGCACAGCGCTCGATGGCGGAGCACCTGCGATGCGGTCCCACTTCACGCCATCAAAGATGAAGGGCGGAAATGTTTGGCCCGCTACTGGCGCATCGGGAAAGTTAAGCATAGCCGACCGTCCACCAGCTACTCGTGAGCGCCTGCAGATATCGATACCGCGCCCACACGTGGCCGACGTAGGCCTGCATCGCGCCCTGCCCGGTGATCACAGCGCCGCCCCAGTTCTCAGCCAGTGCCGAATACATGGTGTGCGTGTGATCGGTGCAGAACGCGAACCGCGTGTCAGTGACAGGAAGCCCGCCGAAGTCGCGCGTTGTCCAGAACCGATATGCAGCGCCAGCGCCGAACGACCAGCCGCCCATCCAGAAATTCCAGTCGCTCGACATGCCGAAGTTGCAAGCGAAGTAACCGGCGCGATGAAACGTCATGTAGGCGTCGCAGTTGTTGCCGCGTATCTCAATCGATGGCGCGGGATTTCCCATCAGCGATCCCCACGTTGGATTCGCATAGAATTGTCCGCTCATCTGTGCGCCGGATAGCGGCATGTAGCTGCCGGAGATCGAGCGCGTGTCCACGTAATTCTTCGTTGCGACATCGAGACCGCCAGTCGGATCGCGCGAGACCAGCATCGTCGTTGCGAGATACAGGTTGCCGTAGATGTCGAGGTTCGCCGGATTGCTGACCGGCAAGCCATCGCCCCACATGTTCGCGACGGCGATGCGATTGTTGACGTCGAGCATCAGCCCCATGACGTAGCCGCGATCCCACGAGTAGCAACCGATTGTCGGCTGTCCGCCTTCAGCGGATATCTGCGAGATGATGCTGCCACCGTTGGCGTAGGTGTTCGCGTTGCTGCCGAAGTTGTTGGCCACGACGCTGTCGGCCCACATGCCGCCACTGAAAGCCGGGTTCACTGTTGGCGCACGCGACCCATCCGTCGGATGTGCGTGGTCGCCTCTCTGGTAGAGCGTCAATGCGCCGGGCGTCGCAGCACCATCAACCAGCGGTGCACCGTTCGATGGCGACATCGTTGTAACGTCAGCGACGCCAACCCACTTGATGCCGTCCCACTGAAACGCGGGACTCCCGCTCGCCGGATATCTCTCGCCAATGATCGGTGCATCAGGGAAGCTGATCATCACACATATCCAATCGTGTACCAGCCGGTCGTGAACATCTGCAGGTAACGATAACGCACAGTCTGGTTTAGCGGCGTGAACAGCGAGACGCCTGTGCCACCTGTCACTGCAGCACCGCCATATGGCTCAACAGTCGGGACCGTCATCGGCGTGTAGTAGTCGCCAGCGTGCGGCATCCGCGCATTGCTCGCCGGGTATCCGCCAAAGTCGCGCGTCGTCCAGAAGCGATACGCCGTCCATCCGTGCGACCAGCCGCCGAACCACATGTTGGCGTCGCTTGAGAGTCCGAAGTTGCAGGCGAACGCTCCCATCCAATGGAATGAGATGAACGCATCAGACCCGGCGTCACCGCTCCTCACCTCCACCGTGCCAACGCCGCCTGCCGTGCCGACACCAGTCCACGCTTGTGCGCTGGTGAATTGCCCGGACATCGAGCCGCCCGTTGTCGGCAGATACGCGCCACCGTAGTTGCGAGCATCGGCGTACTGCTTCGTCGAGACGTCATTCCAGTTGATCGGGTCGCGACCGAGAACGATGGTGCCGCCGAGCCAGAAATTTCCACCGCCATCGAACCGCGCGACGTTGCTGTTCGGCACGCCGTTGCCGTCCATGCCGCCGAACGCGATGTTGTTGTTGGTGTCGAGAAACATTCCCATCGCCCAGCCGCGATGCGTCGAGTACAGGCAGACCGATGGCTGATCGTAAAGTCCCGGCATCTGCGAGACGATGCGACCGTTGCTCGTCGTGATCGAGCCCCTGATCGCCATCCACCCGGAGACATACAGCGAGTCGGTGTTCAGCGTGCCAGCGAATGACGGACTCACCGTCGGCGCACGCGTCGTGTCGGTCGGATGCTGATGATCTCCGCGCGAGTACGCTTCGAGCGCACCGGGAGAAGCAACGCCATCCATCAGCGGCAGCGCATCGGATGCAGCGACACCACCTCCGCCAGCCGCAGACGTCGTCCACTTCACACCGTCCCACGTGAAGGGACCGAACACCTCGTTGAGCGCTGGTGCGTCTGGGAAGTTGATCATGCCGCCTCCAGCACAGCGACGCGCTCACGCAGCGCTTTCACTTCTTGCAACAGCAACGGTACGAACTTCGAGTAGTCAACGCCCCACCATTCCGGCGTCGGCGTGTCCTTCGTTGTCGCCGTGTTCGGAAGAATGTGCCTCACCGCTTCATGATAGATCGGATCAACTTGCTGAGCGATCACGCCATATGATTGCTCGCCGGTCGCCTTCCACGTGAAGTGCCAGACCTCGATCTGATCGATGATAGGACCAGCATCGAACGCCGTCAGGTTCTCCTTCAACTCTCCGCTCGACGACGTGGAGTATGCGACGCTGCTTGCGTTCTGGCTGATCGCGCCCACGACTGTGTTTACGGAGTTGTTGAAGGTGATCGCGTTCGGACTTCCGTCATCCAGCACGCGCATCGAGAGCCCGTACTGCTGACCACCGCCAACGAAGTTGAGATAGGCTGAGCACGAGTAGTTGCCTTGCGGAAGATCGGGCCGAACATTCAACAGGCCGTAGGAGGTAAGACCGCCAGCCGTGACGATGCCAGACGGACCATCGAGCGTGATCGTGACGGGACCAAGCGACAGATCAGTCGTCGGCGCTCGAACCTGAAACGACGGATTGCCTGCGTCGCCCTGATAGCCAACGCCACCGTTGACATAGAAACCAAGCGGACCACCGGCTGCACCTTGCCATCTCAAAGCAGCGCCACCCGCTGGCGCACTCGCTTCGTATGGCAGCGTGACACTCGTCGTTGACAGCGGACCAGTCATCACGTCGCCGGTCTTCATCACCGCGAGCGAGACATCACCTGCGGGACCAGCGGGACCTGCAGGACCTTCGGGACCAGCGGGACCAGCGCCACCTGCAGGACCCATCGGACCAACGCTCGATGCGCTCACCCATTGTCCGCTCGTGCCGTCGCTGTAGTAAATATAAAGCTGACAGCCTGTAGCGTCCCACCAGAAGTCACCGTGTTCTGGAGTCGGTGGCGGCACATCGCCGATCTCTGTCGTGCCGCCCGGACCAGCGACGCCTTGCGGACCCGTCTCGCCTTGAATGCCCTGCGGTCCAGCCGGGCCGACCTCACCTTGAACGCCTTGCAAACCTTGCGGGCCTTGAGCGCCAGTCTCGCCTTGAATTCCTTGCGGGCCTGCGGGACCGACTTCGCCCTGAACACCTTGAGCACCTTGCAGACCTTGCTCGCCGGTCTCACCGATTGGACCTTGCGGACCTGTTGCGCCATCGATGCCGTCTGCACCCGCAGGACCTACTTCACCTTGAACACCCTGCACGCCTTGCGGGCCAGTCTCGCCGACAGGACCTTGCGGACCGACGTCGCCAGTGTCGCCCTTCGGACCAGCGAGACCAGTCTCGCCTTGCGGTCCTACATCTCCGGTGTCTCCCTTCTCGCCTTGAATGCCTTGCGGACCTTCGGCTCCTGTTGGTCCTGCCGGGCCTTGCGGTCCTGCAACTCCATCAATGCCGTCAGCACCATCTGCGCCCGGTGCACCTGTTGGTCCGACTTCACCTTGCGGGCCTGTAAGTCCTTGAGGACCTGTCTCGCCTGCAGGACCAACAGGTCCAACGGGACCTTGCGCTCCGACTTCACCTGTTGGCCCTCTCCCTGACTCCACCCACTGAAGCGACGTTCCGTCATCCATGTAAACGAAGATGATGCCAGTCGTCGTGTCGAACCACATCGTGCCATCGACAGGATTGAGCGGCGGCGCGTCGTCGGTCCAGATCGCATAGTCACCACCGCCGCCCTCGCCGACGTGATCATCGACATACTGCTTCGTTGCAATGCCGAGAGGATCGACGGGATCGCGCTCGACCAATCCGAGACCAGTCGCGCGAGCAATCTTGATCGGCCTGCCAAGCGGCAAGCCGTCGTCGTCGTAGCGCTCGATGTAGAGATCGTCACCAGCGCCATCGAAGCCGAGCGCCCATCGACCTTCGAGATTGACCTTGTCCGGCATCGTCGCCGACACCTTGCCGTCGATCCAGTTGCCGACCATCACCGCGTGCGTGCTGACTCCGTCATGACGCAGCAAGCGCAACGTATCCTCGAAGCTGACCGACCACGTCACGATGCCGCCGACCTTGCCGACCAGCGATGCGTTCGTCGTGGTGTCGGATCGATCAAGCACAAGCTGCGGCGCGTTCTTCGTGAGCACG